CCACCAGCAAGTTCATATTCTTCAATAGTTTCTCCGCTGTCGGGAGTAAAATCTTGTTCGTTATAAACTTCAGTGTCAAAGCACCATACTTTAATCTTGTAATCATCATATTGATCACAAATACCTTTTACTTCACTTAGGAAGTCACGTGCTTCTTTACCACCAATTGAACCTGACATATCTAGTGCAATAGCAATATCGATAGTGTCATCAAAGTCCATGCCTGGAAGTACTGCTGATGTGTGCCAACCTTTACGTGAAGGACGCATGAATGAATAGTTGCTCTTAATAGTAGATTGAATCTGCTGATTAAGGATTTCACGCCAGTTCATCTTAGGCTCAGTAAGTTCTTTGATGATACGTTGTACACCTTTAGGAACATTACCAACACCTGCGGCCTGTGCAGATGAAATCATCGCTTCTTTCATTTCATCACGTATTTTACGCAATTCTTCTTTTGTGTATGTAGGCTGTCCGCCTTTACCTTTTTTCTTTTTAGTTTTACCGTTAGGACCTTGACCTTTACCTTTTTCCCAATCGATATGTTCGTCAAGAAGTTTACCTAGTTGCTCAAGTTGTTCTTGATCATACTTTTTATAGATATCATCGTACACAGCCTCTGATGCCCAGCCATAATACTTTGGATCATGGAAGGGTTTAACCTGTGTGATTACTTCACCAATGTTATGACGAATCAAATCACCGTTAACACAATAGTCAGCGGCGATGTTATAAATTTGTGGTTCACGGTCATCCCTACGTGTAAAGTGATCATATACGCAGTGTAGGATTTCATGACCAAATAAAAATTCAGTTTGTTTTTGTGATAGTGAATTTACAAAGTTTTCATTGTAATAGAAGTTACGTCCGTCTGTTGCGGCAGTTGCACACCAGTCAGTAGCATCAATAATTTTAAGACGGGTAGCCAAGTTACCAAAGAATGGCTGACGAATAAGCAGAGCAATACGTGCCGTTGTTAAACGTTCAAGTACTTTTTTACTGTCGACAGAAGGATCTTTTTCGTAGATCTTACCATCTAACATTGTTTGTTCTACTGCTGTTGTTTCTTGTGACATCTATTAACTCCTATCTAACTATACTCATAGTATAGCATCATTACGGTTTTTGTCAACTAAAATTGTGCTAAAAATGCCTGTTGCATCTTCATTTTGGCATCTTTATATGAAACTGACTCTACTAGATTTAGTGGTTTATATTCGCCAGGTTGAAATACATATTGTATTGCAGAACTAGGTAATTTACTAGTTTTCAATCCATCTCCAGCATCTGTTACATAAGGAATCAGGTCTTCTTTGGAAATAACTGCTACTGCATCTTTGTCACAGATCAATAAAAATTGTGCATAGTTCTCTGGAAGTGTACGTCCTTGGCTTGATCCTCGGCTGTTCATTAGTTGTAAATCAGCAACATGTTTTTTAGGTTGTTTCTTTTTATTAGTAAAAAGACACCCTTCTGTGTACTTCATTTCGATAGTAATTCCAAAAGGACCAATATGGTCAACACCTTCTTGATTTACATATTGCAAATCTTGATTGCTAAAAAGTTCTAGTGAACGTTCTAGTAAATCGCTTTTATCAAAACGTAATTTACGTTCATTTAATTCATCACCGATTGCTTCTACAAGTGTAACATACTTGTTCCAATCTACATTATTGGCTAGCCAATTTGCTAGTTCTACAGTTTGCAATTTACTTCTCCTTTTGCTTTAACTGTAATTATTATAGCAGAAAGTTATCTAGAGGTCAAGTGATTTGGTTAAACACTTTGTTATAATGGGGTTTTAATTGCTCCATTACTTTATAGTAGTCGTTTTTGTTTTTGTACAATTTTTTAGGAACAAGATCTCCTGCAAGTGTACTTTTAATCATGTTACAATCCAAACACAGTGTTTGAGTATTTTGGTTGCAATGACTACCGCCGTCTCTTTGGGTTTCAATATGATCTACAAAGAGCATACCCCATGCAACACGATCACGAACTAGTTCATCATCTATCAGTTTTACTTTAGTATGTTCCCACGGATTGTGTCCACAAATTTCGCACATCTTTTTCTTATTAAATGTCCACGGTCGATCCATTCTAGCAGGACCGCCATATTCTCTTAGTAAACTTTGATGATGTTCGCAAAGCCTTGAGCCTGCGCCTTTGTATTTAGAAGATTGTTTGTTACAGTAAGGAAGTGTACACGTTGTAGTAACAGATTTTTTAATACCTGTGTACCCTTGTTTGTGTCTTTCAAAAAAATGTTTGCTCATATAAGCCTCCTAATAGAGCGAGGGGATCCTAAGACCCCCTCTATAGTTAGTTAGGACGCCATTGCGGCCTGAACATACTTTCCATACTTGTCATGGAAGCGATCAAAGTTCTTCAAGTCCTGTGGACTGAACGGAAGTTTGTAAGTGGAAATTGCAACCCTTACACCCATCACTACAAGTTCAGTTTCAAAATTATCCATCATAAATCCAAAGAAGTTGTCTGCCATAGCATTCCACCCTTTTTCTTTACGTTTGAACGCTTCCTGTAGTTCGTAGCACATAGACACAGTCAATGAGTACATAGCACTAATGTCTGTTGCCTCCATGCTCTTTACTTTGCCAGAAAGTATGTCTGTAGGATTTGGCAGTTTACTAGCAACCTTACGGTGTGCCGCAAATTTTACTGCCAAGCCTTCTCCGACTGCACCTGCCACGAGGTCTGTCAACGTGTTTTCAGGCAGATCGTCATCGAGAAGTTCGCTCACAAAACTCCACGAACGTGGAGTAGCAAATGCACGTGAACTGCTCTTAGGATCAAAATCATATAGATCCTGTTTTGCAAAAGAACAGTAACCCACTACATCTGAGTGAATCTTGTTTTCAGTTGCCCACTGCAACCAATCTTCAAAGTCAACACGCATTTCCAAATGTAGGAAACGGTTGGACAATGGAGCAGGCATTCTGTATGTAACGCCTTTATCTGTTTCACGGTTACCAGCGGCAACAATCATTACGTTGTCTGGTAGTTTGTATGCACCAACCCTACGATTAAGTACGAGTTGATATGCCGCCGCTTGTACAGCCGGCGATGCTGAGTTCATTTCGTCCATAAACAGAACGATATGTTTGTATTTCTTTGCCAACTCTTCGTCTGGCAATTCAACAGGCGGTGCCCATTTCATTGTGTTATCGTTTGCCGCATAGTATGGCATACCCTTAATGTCTGTAGGATCCCATAGTGACAAACGGATGTCGATCAAAAACGAATCTTCAAAACTATCTGTAATTTGACCAACGATATCTGATTTACCAATACCTGGAGGTCCCCAAAGGAATACTGGACGACCTTTTAGCATTGCATGGCGTAGTGCCATTTTTGCTTCATTTGGAGTAACTGTACGTGACTCTGTTGCTTGTGTTGACATATTTTTTACCTCACTTGTTTAACTAACTATATCTATATAATACACTCTTACAGGATTTTGTCAACTATTTTTTCGAATTATTTTGGAAAAAAACTGTCCAAAATGAACTAGTCTTCTAGTTCTTTTGCCATAGCACGAGCAAGACCGTACTGTTTGATATCACCAGCAAACATCATAAGTTGTAGTGCCATTTTTTCACTTAGCACATAGATACGTTTTTTAGTAACATAGTATGGTGTATCAATAAATTGATCTAGGTATAAGAATACTTGTGGTGTAAATTGTATATCGTTTGGAAATTGTATTTCGTGAACTTTTAAATCTGCTTGATCAACAACAAACTCAAAACCTTCTTTGGTTAAACGCAGTCCGCTATCGCCTTTTTCTCGAATGTTCTGCCATAACAGCATATGATACTTCTTAAGACTTTCTTCGCTAGTGTCTTTTTCAGCCGCGATTAAGAATGTTTTAGTGTAGGCGGTCTTTTTGTCCATTACAGGATTTTTCCGTTAGTTAATTCTACTACTTTGAATTCGTCTGTTTGAAACAGTTTGTTTAATTTTTTTGCTAGATTGTGAGCATGACCTGGGTTACTAAAACTTACCTTCTTGTATTTAGGTCCTGGAGTAGGACTTACTGCACTACTGCTTTTTAAATTAAAAGGTTTGCCTTGATAAAATACTGCCCAGATAGCCTCTGCGGCTAGAACTTCTTCACTTCTAAATGTATTTTTATCGATGTACTTTAAAAGTACATTTGGTTTAGGTCTACTCATATACGTAATTTCCTTATTAACTACGTATATATTTATCCTTTTTTACTAAAGTTTACCACCGTCCATCTGTATAGTTACTTCAGGATCAACAGATTGTTGTGAATCTTGTAGTTCAACTAGGCGTGTCATAACCATACTAATGCTATCTGCAAGGTCTCTGTACTGCTTTGCATCAAGTTTAAGTTCTTTAGCAGATGTACGTTGTGCTACCTTAACAGATTGCAAGAAGTTTTCGATAGCGATAGTATTAAGAGGATTTCGAGACACGTGCCAATGTTTCCTTCATTTCTAAGTCTGTTGTAAATGGTCCTTCAAACCCATAACGTTGTAGTGTTATAAGTTTAGGGCAGAATGATTTAACCCAACCTTTGTCAAATCTAATACAGTAATATCCTGCACAGTAAAGGCTTTTTGATTTTTTGCTTTTACTAAACAGTGGTAAGCCTTTTTTAACATCGTACAAAGGATTAAAAGGCTTTGTGCTTGTTGGGTAATTGTATACCTCGTGCGTTTGCTCCTGCTTTTCAATCTTTTGTTTAACTTGTTCAAAGAAGTTATCGCCGAAGGTTTGATGTATTTCGTCGATGGTGTCAAACTTAATTTTTTCTAGTTTTGTGACTAGATAGTAACAGTTAGTATCTTTTTGTAGTGTACCAACTTTTCTACCTCTGTCCTGTACAATCCAAAACTTATTAGGCACTAACTGCTTGGCTAATAGTTGTTGCATGTTTTCCTCCGTATCTTGCGTTTAAAGGTTCAGCAAATGACTGAGCCTGTTCTGTTATTTTGTTTAGTTCGTATGAACCAGCAAACTGTACTAGTCGCACACCAACTTGTTTAATATCTTTTGCACCATCAATTGCTTCAGCAATAGTTGTAGCAATTAAAGTTTTAATATCATCAGGTTGTGC